CCTGGAGTGACCTATGTGGATGGTATAGTTAGAGATACAAGTGCTGGACACCCTTGGGGACATAGTAAGGAGTCGTTGCTAATCCCTTTGGGTAACGTGCGTGGTTGTCAGCATGCTATTGATGTTTTGCCCGAAGTGCGGAAACGCATTGACCACTTTGAGCTATTGGCGAGGCGAGGTGAGCGATCTTATCCCATCTTCACGGCTTGTCTCAAGGATGAACCGGTCAGTTTGAAGAAGGCGGAGACTGGTAAAACTCGTGTGTTTTGCGCTGCCCCTTTTGATTGGTCTATCGTTGTCAGGAAGTATTTCCTAAGTCTTGTGCGTGTCCAGCAGAATAATCCTCATGTTTTTGAGGCTGCATCTGGGACAATCGCACAGTCCCATGAGTGGGGCGACATCAGGAGGTATCTTTGCAAGTTCGGAGACACTCGTATGATTGCTGGAGATTATAAAGCGTATGACAAGCGTATGCCGGCAGTTATGGTTCTTGCGGCTTTCGAGGTCATGATCCAATTGTATGCTGTATCTGGGATGGATGATGAATCCTTACTGGCTATGAGGACGATCGCTTATGACACCGCTTTTCCGACTGTCAACTTCAATGGTGATCTTGTCACATTCCATGGGAGTAATCCTTCTGGACATTCTTTGACTGTGCAGATCAACTCATTCGCCAATTCTTTGTATATGCGTTATTGCTATGCTAAGTTGGGGGGTGATTTGAGCACTTTCAAAGATAATGTGGCGTTGATCACTTATGGTGACGACAATGCTATGGGTGTGAGCGAGAACGTTCCGTTCTTCAACCACACTGCGATAGCGGCGACGCTTGCGGATATGGACATCATCTACACTATGGCGGATAAGGAGGCGCAGAGTGTGCCTTACATAGGTATCGAGGATGTTACATTCCTGAAACGTTCCTGGGAGTTCAGTGATGATTTGGGTGATTATTTGTGTCCGTTGGACGTTGAATCGGTGCATAAAATGCTCATGTACCGTGTTGAGAGTAAGACCGAAGTGGAGGAGAAACAGATGGCGAGTCAGATTCGTTCTGCTCATTATGAGTTTTTCTTCCGGGGCCGAGTCGAGTTTGACGAATTCGACCAATACCTGCGAGAGTTGATCGTTCGATTCGATCTCCAGGCATTCCTCGGACCCCCCCTTCCCACGTGGGCTGAATACGTGGCGCGGTGGTTGCAAAACGACCCAAAGGGAGTGTGTGCTACTTCCGACTAAAACCATTAAGCACATCATGTAGATAGATACACTGATCACAGGCATTTTGACGTTTTGTTGTCTGTTCTCAGAAGGGTCTACATGATCAATAGGCAGGACCCTCGCGTCCAACTCCTTTTTAGGAGATGTTACCTAGACATTGACCATAAAACTTTACTCCTGGTCTTCTATGAGCTATAGACCAAGTTTTATTAACCGCTTACTGAAAATAATGAAGGTCCGATGGTACCTAAAACCATCACGCCTGTGGCTGGCGAAACAGACACAACGCAGTCTCAGATTGTATTTCATGATGAGGACCAGGGTTTTGTCACCCGTCTCGCGGGTGAGACAGACCCTACTGCGTATCATGGTCACACGGCTAGCGCCGATTTGGCCTCCTTCCTCTCAAGGCCCCTCCTCATCGACACCCGATTATGGGCAGAAGGAGGATTTTTGGCTCATACTCTTAATCCTTGGACTGCTTTTCTCACAAATCCCCTTATCGTTAATAAGTTGAAGAACTTTGGAGGTTTTAGAGCTACCATGAATATTAGGGTGACATTGAGTTCTTCTCCTTTCTATGCCTCTCTGGGTATGGTTACCTATGATCCTTTGCCTGACAGTACCATGGCAGTTGCAGTTGTAGTGGCTAGTGATGAGCAGTTGGTTTCATATTCTCAGCGGCCCAAGATCTTGCTTTCACCGCAGGATAATATGGGTGGAGAGTTGACATTACCATTTGTGTATCCCTATAATTTCTGTCCGCTGGATGTGGCTCTAGTAGCAGGAACTCCTGGTTTGGCTGATTTGGGCCTTCTAAGGTATGATTCCCCTACTGTGCTTAGGAATTATAACTCCGTGGCACTGGGGGCGGTGAACGTTACCACATATGCATGGTTGACAGATGTTGTCCTCACGCAGAACACGCAGGGCATAGTTGTGCAGTCCAGTTCGAAGAAGGTAGGCTTCAAGAAGCGTTCAGCCGCTAAGAGCCGCAGAGCCAAGTTGATGGCTATGACAGGGACTCAAGATGAGTATTCAGATTCTCCCGTGTCAGGGCTTGCTTCAGCAGTTGCTTCTGCCGCTGGTCAATTGACTAATGTACCCATTATTGGTCCGTACATGAGAGCCACTGAAATGGGCGCTGGTTACCTTTCCAATATTGCATCTTGGTTTGGTTTCACCAATGTTCCAGTTATCGATGATCACAAACCATATACCCCGCGTCCCTTTCCCAATTTTGCGAGTTCTGAAATTTCAGCAGCAGTGGATAGGTTGACACTAGACCCCAAGAACGAATTGACTATTGATTCTAGGGTATGTGGTTTAGATGGCTCAGATGAGTTAGCTATTGAGGGTATTGTCACGCGAGAGAGTTATTTGACTACTTTCACGTGGGGCGAGGATGATGTTGCTGGCGATGGGCTGTGGTATTCGCTGGTCACACCACAATTGTATCGTATGAACGTAGCTGAATCTCAGATTTGGCCTACTCCGGCGGCGCATGTATCTTTCCTGTTCAATTATTGGACAGGTGATGTTGAGTTCAGGTTAGTTGTTATGGCGACTAAGTTTCATATGGGACGCATTCGCATCGAATACGAACCTAGTACGTATACTGAGACCACAGATTCAATGCTGGTCAATTCCTCACAGGTCTTTGATATTGGGGACACCAAGGATTTTACTGTTAGAGTACCATACTCTCAGCTCAGACAGTGGAGGAGTTGCATCTCCATCGATGCTACCATGCCTTTGTTGTATAGTAGTGCGGGAATTCCCTCCACCACTGGCTTGATTTCGGGGCTGAACGGTTTGCTTAAGGTTTATGTGCAGAATGCCCTGTCAGGACCGGGCCCTACTCAAGACGTGACAGTTGCAGTTTTCGTGCGGGGGTGCGAGAATCTTGCCTTTTCAGCGCCGCGTGATGTGCCT